AACATACTCTAAATCGCCGCGTAGACCAAGTGCCTTAAAGACAGGCAAGTCTGCTCCGACTTTATAATATAGAGAATCTTCTGAACTTGTGTAAGCACCAGAATCGATTCGTTTTTCATATTGACCAATCTCTACATCGAAGTAAGTTTGAGGCGCAATTTCTTGAGCATCAGCTTTACCTGAGAAGAAGAATAGGTATCCAGCAACCACTACAACCGCAGCGATTACCCATTTGTTTTTTAGTATTTTATTCATGTTTCTTTTTGTGGTTAAATGAAGGCACAGTTATGTGTCTTCAACTAAAATATTGTATTGGTTCTAACTCTGAGGCTTACTTTCCGCCAGGTGTAAAATAGAACCCAATTATCGCTCCCAAAGTGGCGACTGAGACCAGAGAAATATGTCCGGTTGTAATGGCGGTAGTGACGTCTGCTCCACTTGGGAAGGTGACGAGTCCCCACAACACTTTGATTGCTTCTTTATTTTCTGGTGGGGTGAAGGTGACCAATTCAACACCGGGGTAGAGGGTGCAGAGTATGGAGACGGTTGCAAAGTTACACATCCCGATAAGAGCGATAATACGACGAGTGCCACGAGTAAAAAGGTTAGACTCTGGATCAACGTTATTACCAAATACAGCTTGTTGGAATTTAATGTCTGAGTTAGACATTGCCAGGTCTCTGGCGATTTCTCTTTTTGCTTTTGCTTCTCTTCCATCGTTTATTGATTGTATGGTGCCTGCGACTATCTTGAGCATCGACCCCATGCCGGTGGCCCCAAGAGTTGTCAATAACATTGTAATTAAACCAAACATATGTTTATTTATACACTCAAAAAGCCTCACTTTTATAAATAGAATTGAGGTTATGGCTAAAGAGAAAGAGAAAAAAGCAAACATAGACGAAGAACTAACCCTTGAACAGGCTCAATCGGTCATTCGAAGGTTAGGAAACCCTGAACGTAAAATCAAAGAACTCGAGCTTTTAAAACAAGCTTCTGTTGTTGTGGCGAAAGAAACACAACCAGGGTTTGAATTTGATGACGGTGACGGCGATGATGTCGATATAAAATTGAGCTCTGACGAAGCTGTAACCTCAGAATTAACTAAACCACCTAGCTTCCTAGAACATGCTGGCACTCAAGTTGCTAGTCTAGGAACTGCTGGTGTTATGGCAATTGCATCAGCAACGTATTTTCAAGTAGATACTGTAGTTGAACAAACACGTGAAGTTGTTGCAGTTGCTGAAGAAAAATGGGAAGAGTTCGAAGAAGAACATCCTAATTTTAACTGGGACGATCCGTTTGAAGCGTTTACAACGGTCGTAGGTATTGGTGAGCTTGATATTGATATAGACCCTACCACTGGTACTGCAATCCCGTCAACCGAACAAAAGGAAATCAATGAATCTACAACACTACCTAAGGGAACAGAATCGAGTGGAGAAGAAACTCCAACGGAAGAAGTTTCTGAAGAATCCACTGAGGCCGCTGATGAGTCTGATACAAAGGACGAAGATTCGAATGAGGAAGCCGTAGAGGAAGAAAAAGAAGAGCCCAAGAAGAAAAAGAAAAGAGGCCTATTTGGTCTATTTGGTGGTGATGATGAAGACGAAGACGAAGAAGAGGCTGAAGAAGAAAGCGAAGAAGAATCAGCTGAGGAAGTAGAAGAAGAGGCTGAAGAAGAAAGCGAAGAACCAGAAGAAGAACCTGAAGCAGAAGAAGAATCTAACGAGTCGGAACCAGAAGCCGAAGAGGAACCAGCTCAAGAAGAAAAACCCAAAAAGAAATCTGGTGGATTATTCAGCGCCCTATTCGGTGGTGGCGATGATGAAGAATCCGAAGAGCCAGAGGACGAACAACAAGGAGAGGAACCAACACAAGATGACGACACAGTACCAGATGAGCAAGCAGAGGAAGAGTCTGCTGAGGAGCCTAAGACGGAAACGTCTCAGAGCGAAGCTAACGGAAGCGAACCGACGGCAAAATCAGCTACAAACACCAATACTGCAGAATCGAATGGTATAACAGAGAAGAAATCTAGTGGCGGGGGCCTTTTTTCATTTTTAACAAATAAAGAGGAGGTGGTCGAAGATAGTGAAGTATCTGCAGAAGAAGAACCAGAAATACTGGTTGCTGATTCTGAACAGGCCCCTGAGCCACTCTCTGAAGAACCAGAGATTGAAATACAAGACGAACCCATTGACGCAATAGACGATATCAAACCGCATTCAATGGTTGATGTCGAAGTTGCAGAAGTGGAAGTGGAAGTTGCAGAAGTAGAAGTGGAAGTCGAAGTTGCAGAAATAGAAATGGATGTTCAAATAAACATTGAAGATATTTTAGAAATGTCAGAAATTGCTATAGAAGATGTACAAATAGCTGACATAGGCGGAGACGATATTATAGATGATATCGAACAAGTAATAACACCAATAGATGCAATAGTTGTCTCACCCGCCGGAGCACTAATGTTAGCATATAACAACTGATAAAAACTATGATAGGAGAAATATTACAAGCAAGTAAAATGAATTTAATTGAATTAGCAATTGGCCTGATCGGCATTCTTGCTGTGGTTGTTATGTTTATACCTAAAGAGTCTTGGCTAGGTAAATCACTTGGAATTTTTGGGGAGCTATTCGGTTTCCTTGGTAAAATATTCAGCAAAAAATAACAATGAAAAAATTATTAACATTACTACTATTACCTTTAATAGCATATTCTACTGTAATCACTTCGTTTGAAAGTTTTCAATTAGATGTCAAAGAATACGAATTTCTTAGACCTGACGGAAGCTCACAAGAAGACGACGGAGAATATGCTTACGCATTAGCTTCATTTACCGTAGATGTAACTGGCACATATTCAGTAGAGAATGTTGGATTCTATGGTGTCGTTTATACAGGTACAGACAATGATTATACTCAGAATCAAGGTTATACATTTATTGCACCTAACACACCAGATTGGAAAGCAGATACAATGCTTTATGTATACGATGAAGAACCAAATTTAGCAACGCCAACAAATCCATTATACTTTGCAGATAACGATGACAATGATAATTATACCGGCGAAAGTAATGTTGGTGATTTACTTTTTGCTTTAAGCGCAGATTTAGAAACCAACACAACCTATTATGGTCTTATAACAACCTTTGATCCTAAAGTAAATGGAACAGGTACGATTCGAATGGATGGGCCAGGAAATGTAGATATGACATATCTTACATCAATACCCGAACCTCACACTTTTGCACTATTAACAGGTTACTGTTTGTTTTTATATGTAGCAATTAAAAGAAGAAAATAATGTATGAGACAGTTACTTTTATTATGTGGCTTGGTAACTCTAGCTTTTGGATTAGGTACTAACCAAGAAATAAACTTTTTTAGTCGTGCTTTTTATGATGATAACATCTTTATGAAAGCAGATGGTACTGAGAAGGCAGATAGTTTTTATCACTCTCATAACATTACGTATAAAGGAAAGCTATTTCAAGATAGGGTTACGATTAATCCTGCAATAGAGCTTCGTAAAAGAACAGCTGATGATCAATCATTCATTTTTGGTTCTATTAAAGTTAAAGGTGAGAATGATTTTGGCCCAAGGTTAAATGTTAAATCTACTAATTCACTTAGTCATTCCGAAAGAGAACCTTCAGATTTTGTAGATGCGTCAGTAAATCCTGCAGATAGTATGGATGTAAGTTTCTTTACGTATAAAGGAAAGACTACAATCTCTTGGCAGAATACTTATCTCAACAAAGTTAGGTATAGTCACGAAGGTCACGTTAAAGTTTGGTCAGACAATCTACCACTCGGAAATGATTTAACAAATGGTGACTTTATCAAGCACACACATACGTTAACGCTTGAAAGAATCCACAATAGGCGATTTATTTCTGAACTGATAGGTACTTGGTCTGATTTAGAGTATAATGGTAACAGAGGCGGATATGATTCACGTACACTGACGGGTCAATTAACATACGTGCCAAATAGCTTTATGGTTATTAAAGGGATGTACGGTCAACACTTTTCAGAAATTTTAAATCAAGCAGGAAATATATACTCAACTAGTCGTCCTGTATATGGATGTAATGTAACTTTCTTTACACCTCGTGGCACAACTCTAGGATTTAATTTAATTTACGATGTATCTGATTCTGGTGCTGGTTATTGGAATGCAAAGGAAAATCAAAAGGCAATGGTAATTGCTAAGTATCCATTTACACCAAAAACAGAAGTTTCGTTTATGGGATTATGGATGCGGACAGAATACTTTTCTGAGTACAATCGTTACGAAGGCGTTAATCTTGAAAGAGTCGAAGACATTTTTGTATCAAGCATAACTTTTACTTGGAACTATAATCGTAACCATTACGCTGAAATAGGTTATCAAGGAATGCACTTATACAATAAAGATGCTGATGTATTTAAGAATAAAGTCTTCGTTGGTTATAGACTGAAGTTCTAAATTTGTATAAATACTAGTATCAAAGATGATACGAAACTCACAGATTCGTGAAGCGTACGAGGCGAGCACTCGAGGTACTCGCAAATACAACTTAGTATGTGCTGACGGTACTAATATCTTTAGTGGAAAGAATAGAGTAAATCCAAAACAGAGGCCTACCCGCCCGCAAACACATTTGGTGAGCCAGCCGCAACGCTAGTACAACCAGATATTGCATCACCTATTCTACCGCAGCCTAAACCATTAATAAAGACTGTGCTTGAACCTACAGCAATTGGTGCAGAATGACCGGGACATGGAGCTCCAGGTTTCTTGTGTCCAGTATTCACATCACTTTGTCGAGATGTTGGAATGTAATTTGTAAATACATTTGGACTACCTACGGCTCTTACCATACCTGAGCAATGGGTAACATCTGCATCTCCTATTCTTGTAACAGCTGGCATATTTTTAAGGGTTGACTATAGTTGAAAAAGTATTATAATTGGTTTAATCAAAACAATTCAGAACAGATAAAAGAAACAAACTCATTATATTATTTATAAGGGTGAGTCTACTGTTGTGGATAATTGTGTACATATCCTAAATTTGCATATGCTATATGTTGTGCATACGTAGAGGCATAAAATGCTTCGCCAGTAGTCGGGTGGTACATATTATGAGGAACATAATTTAATTCTTTATACTTACTAGATTGTATAGCAGTTCTAAGTAAACCACCTATCTGTTCACCTGTAAAATTTCTTACTGTTTGGTTAAATACAAATCTATCTTTTCTATAAGCTTTTTGTTCAACTGTATCAACGTATAATTGGTATTTTTCGGGGCTATCATCAGTTGTTATAGTCGAAGGTGATGCACCTAATGCAGAATAATCAAACTCAACAATAAAATCTACGCTATAATTATAGTCTTGAGTTAATGTTGGATCAATTTTAATTTCAAATAAACTGTTAAAATATGGGTGATCAAATGGTAGTGGTAAACCAGAACCTGAAATTATTGCTTCTGGCGGGGCTTCACCAGGTATAATTGGTGAGCTTAGATCAGGCGGTGAGTCTAATGTACTAGGTCTATAATCAGTATTTTTAAATTTGTATGTAACGTTTGGAAATGAATCAAAGCCGTAGAATCCACTTAAGTGTACAGATTGTGTCTGTGTATCTATTTCAATTATTAAGTCAGTATCTATTAAATCGGGCGTTACATTGCCTACAAAGATGACCGTTGGTGTACCAAGGGTTGCCACATCTGTTTCCTTTGGTGACCACACTAACTCAGATTCTTCACTTTCAGTAGTGTTAAAGGTACTGACTTCATCACGAGGTTGAGGCGGAGTATCATTATTAACAGGAAACGAGATACCTCTATCATTTATTGCTAGTTTTGATTTAATTTCTTGAGTAATTGCCATAAGTCTTTGTCAGTCAACGATTTTTTTTCCTGTACAAAATAGGTGTTATATAGTATAATATTTATATGATTGAGAAAGAAGTAAAATATAAATCACCTTTGGCCCTCGCAGCCAAATTTGCGTGTCTTCGACAAATAAATAATGCTAAAATTCGTAAGCTGTTCAATGACAACAACATAAACTTGTTGACAAAAACGGTAAAAGTATGATATAATAGTATTATAGGATTGAGAACAGCAAATAATTTATGAGTATTAAAATCACCAAAGAACTCCTCGACCACGTTAATTCCATCTGTGCTGAGTCTAAGGCTTGGGCAGAAGCCGCACCTGAGGGTGATTGGCGCGGGTATTGTTCCTACGATGAAGAGGACATGATCCGCCATAGTGAGCACTACACCAAAGGTGAGCGGTGCCTTACTCCTGCCGAGTGGGATCAGACCAAAGCTTGGGAAGTGTACTCTGACGCTCATAAGTCAGAACACGGCATTCGCCCTCGCTGGACATGGTGGCAGGACCAAACCACTGAAGAGTGGGAAAAAATGAGCTCTGATTGCTATGCTCAAGCTAACGCTAATTACGAGCTCGAGCAAAAAAGAAAAGAAGAAGAGGAGTCATACGAGTATGAGCCTCCTGCTGAAATTCAAAATGGCATTAATTTTTAAAACTATATGAATAAAATAAAAATCATACTAGCGGCACTAATCAGTGTTGCAAATCTATCCGCACTTACGGTAACTGACGTTATGGTTGCTGTTGAAAACGTAGAGTCAAATCTTGACCCTTATGCAATCAATGTTAAAGAAGATGCACGAGGTTGTTTACAGATTCGACCGATCTTTCTAAAAGACTATAATAGGATTACTAAACAGGATTTACCACATGATGTAGTGTTTAATCGAAGTATGGCATACCACATTACAGAAACTGTATGGATGCATTATGCTAAAAAGATACCAAATCTAAATGCTAAACATTTGGTTTTTATACATAATGGTGGTGGCTCTGCTTGGAGATATGCGGATGACCCTAATTACGGTAACGCAAAGAAACGTTCTAATTTAGAAATATATTGGAACAAAGTAAAAATACATTTAAACAAATAATATGACTGAAAAACAACTCAAAAAGCGAGAAGCGACTATACGTCGTATCGCGAAAAAGCTGAAGAAACGATCAGCACCTGCCGAGGACGGATACGCCCTTGTTGAACCAGAGAATAATGACGTTCGCGAAGAGCTTGAACGCCTAAGTGGATACCAAGCAGAAAGGATATTTGATGGCCAGGGTCTTTGATAAACACGGAAGAGTCAACGCTTTTGACGAGAAATACACGGGCGAAGAGCCTACGTGGACAGGTGATGTACTTGATTCTCAAGAGGCGATTGATAAACGATTTTCATCAGCACTAAATTTCTATGCTTACTATTTGTCTGCAAAAGATTTATTACCTGATTTAATTTCTTATATGGAACAACGTGACATATATAAAAAGCCTGATATCAAACTTATTAAAAAGTTTGGTGAAAAGCTTGGTTTAATTACGGCGTGTAAGATTGCTCGAATGGTGAATCGTGGTATGCCTATTGGTGATAATGCTCGAACTATTGATAACATTATACGACCAGGTCTATCAGAAGCTCGTAATATGAAAGAAGTTATTGAGGCAAAAGCAGCTGATAAACCAACAATATCTATTCAAGAACGTTTGAATAATAAAGTAAATGACAAAGTTATCTACCATCTTGATTCTATGATTGATGACAATGGTTGGGCTACAGACGAAGTAAAGGTTAAAGGTGTCGACATAACGTCACTTTTAAAAGCAGGAGAGATTCCTGTTGCTGGTCTATCTCAAGTAACTAAGTGGCTTGATACACTTAAGCATGGACTCCAATCTGCTTATTCAAAGACTGATTCAGACTTTGTTGAGGGTTACTCTTATCTGTCACGTCCTGCGATTAATAATCGTATTAAAGAACTTGACAAGATGTTGACTCAAGTAGAGAAGTATCGTGGTGCAAATACGAAAGCTCGTAAGCCACGTAAGAAGAAAGTCAAATCTGCTGATGCTCAAGTAAAGAATATTAAGTACAAGCAATCAGATGACGACTTCGGTCTTAGTTCTGTTGCACCTTCTATTATACCAGGCTCAAAGAAGTTATTTACTTTTAATACAAAGTATCGTAGACTTATAATGTATGAAGCGAATTCAACTGAGGGACTTGGAGTAAAAGGAACAACGTTACAGAATTTTGATATAAAGACTAGTTTTGAATTGACAATTCGTAAGCCAGATGATATATTACCAATAGTAACAAATAAAACTGAAAAACAAATCTCTAAAATTATCGATGCTTTGAAAACAAAAAGGAAAGCACCAAACGGAAGAATAAATAATGAAACAATCCTACTAAGAACATTCTAATGGCAAAAAAAGAACCTACAATAAAACCGTCAATAACACGAGAAGATTTGCGAATTCGAGTCGATCAACTTGTTCATAAAGATAAAATGACATATGCAGAAGCAATATGTGATATATGTGAAAAGCAACAGATTGATCCTGCTGATATGGCAAGATTAGTTAATGGACCACTCAAGCTTAAACTTGAAGCAGAAGCTAAAAGCCGTAACATCATTAAAACAAATACTGCAACATTATTTTAATATGGCAACAATCAAATTAATAGAAAAACCTCACGAAGTTTACTTTAAAACTACAACTCGATATAAGTTAGAAGTTGATGGTAAACCTTTAACCGTCTGTATTGAAGAAGATTCAAACGAATCAATGCTTCATTATATAGATGAAGAAGGTGATACATTTGTCGGCACACCTGATTGGATTTTAGAAATGGGTGAAAACGATTGGGGCGAATTAATTTTCGAGAGTACATTGTATGAAAACCTTAGTGGATTACAAGTTGACGAAGAAATTTTTACTCACGAGGACGATGAACTATAAACACTTTCTGCACAATTAATTGAATACTATGCCAAAGGAATAAAGTCTTCGGACTCCTGCGGAGAAAGCTCGACCCCCTCCATTGAAATCAGATGAGGTAGACCCACAGCAGTATGGGAAGAGCCTGTTAGATTCAATTAATTCTTTTTACAAAATAAAATAAACATATCATGGCAAAAACAGCAAAGATTGGAAAAACAGAGACAAAGAGAAAGAAGAGACCTGGCGTCCACGCTAAGACTAAAACTTCTAAACTAAAAAGCTCTATTCATTATAAGAAAAAATACCGCGGACAAGGGTGACTGGACTTCAAGCATATCAAATTTATAACGCATTAAAGCTTCATTATACCGATGAGAAGTTTGATGCATACAAGTATAACTTTAAAGTAAGAGTTTCGCCAAGAACATTTGATTCTCTTAGATATCGTTATACCTTTGAAAAACTAGGTGCTAAACACGATCAAGATTATATAATTGATTATATTACGTCAAACATGATTGAAAATGTTATGTGGATTCACGATATGACAAAAGATAATTATGACAAACGAGAAGCTCGACTCCAATCAATAACGTATCGTCTTAAAAAAGATTTAGCACACTTTCAAGATTTTAACAAAATGTGTGAATGCAAAGATGGTAATAATTTACTCATTGATGCTCTTACGCAAGAAGAAGTTTCACTAGAGACTGTATCTATTATAGATAGTCTAGTGAACTTTATAAAACCTTTATTACCAAAACTAATCGACCCACTTCAAATGAAAGGGGCTCGTGCAGTATTGGCAATGAAATACAAATCAAGCTTAACTAAAATTAATATGAAAAAAATGCGAGAAGAGGTCATTAAAGCCTTTACATATGCATGATTTCTGTTAGTATAGTTAAATACAACAAAATACACCGCAATACAAAAATACAAAATACAAATACAAATATGTCGTTTGCAAATATGAAACAAAATCGTGAAGGCGCTATCGCAAAGCTTGTAAAAGCTACAGCGAGCACTTCAGAAAAAACTAACTACTCTGATGACCGCTTTTGGGCACCAACAGTAGATAAAGCAGGAAACGGATACGCAGTGATTCGCTTCCTACCAGCGACCGATGGCGAAGATTTGCCATGGGTTCGTTATTGGGACCATGGGTTTAAAGGACCAGGTGGTAAGTGGTACATTGAAAAGTCACTTACTTCCATCGGCCAAAAAGACCCTGTGAGTGAAATGAACACTCAGCTATGGAATAGTGGTATTGAATCCGATAAGGAGATTGCCCGTGACCGTAAGCGTCGTCTACATCATGTATCAAACATTCTGGTTCTATCAGATACAGCCAATCCTCAAAACGAGGGTAAGGTCTTCCTGTACAAGTACGGAAAGAAAATCTTTGATAAGATTATGGATGTGATGCAACCGCAATTCGAAGATGAGAAGCCTGTCAACCCATTTGATTATTGGGGTGGCGCTAACTTCAAGTTGAAGATTCGCAATGTTGAAGGCTACCGTAACTACGATAAGTCAGAGTTTGAATCATCCACCGAGCTATTCGATGGCGACGATTCAAAGTTAGAGACTGTATACGCACAGTCATACAAATTGCAGGAGTTCGTTGATGTCGAAAACTACAAGTCATACGGAGAGCTTAAGAAAAAGCTCTATGACGTTCTAGGTGAAGAAGAAATTGCTGATACCTTAAGCGACACCGTAGTTGATGAACTGAATACAACTAAGGCGCCAGTAATTGATGCGCCTCAAGCTGAAACACCGACACCAGCCACTGCGCAAGAAGGTGGTAGTGAGGACGGAGAAGATACTTTATCTTACTTCGCAAAACTAGCTCAACAGTAAAACGTTAAGCTTCCTTATTACGGGGCGATGGCTGAGGTCATCGCCCTTTTTAGTATGCAGGCTGTGCACCAAACATACCAACTGTTCTATCAATGTGATTTGGTGCTTCGTTAATAGTTGTAATATTTGAGTTAGTTGGTGCATTTATTTGAGTTGACACACCAGCGCCGCCAGCTGAACCAGCAGCCCGGTCCATACTTGAGAACAACTCTGCTGACACGTCGTTCCCGCGTTGAATAGCTTGTAACATTTCTGCTCCAGTTGCATTTGGATTTTTTGCAAATAAATCTTGTGCGAATTGAATTGCCGCACCACTACCTTTATATTGAGTTAGACCTTGTGCATTCTTTGAAGCACCTGGAAATTGTATTCCGAACTTATCTTGAATGAAGTCAACTGTTTTCAACGTATCTCTGCCCGAGTTACTCCCTGTAAATCGATCTTTTAAACCCATAACATTTCTAGCGCTCTGGCTTTGCTTACGCTCAGTATCGTAAGTATTTGAACGAAGCTTTTCAAACTGCGCTTGTTTTTCGGGGTCTTTGTATTCTAACGTTGGACCATCTTCTGGGTCATCAAACATGTCGCGCGGAAGTTCAATCATTTCTGCCCCTTGGTTCTCAGATTCAAACTTGGCTAAGGCAGCTTCTGCTTCCTTAGCTGCAACCCGTGACGCATCGAATCTTTTTTCTTTAACTTCTTGAGTAACTGTCTTAACAGGGTTTTGTGTTTTGGTTTGAGGTTTTGCTTGACCTTGTGCTGATTCCTTTTTATAGAAAGTATTAATAATAGCACCACCTATTGTTTTTGTTGGAAGAACCGAAGCTAATACGCTTCCTACAACATTACCAATTGCATAACCAGCTGTACCTGTTAAGGCTGAAGCAAGAAAACCAACACCACCTGTAGCTGCAGTAACAGCACCAATCGCAATAGCTGCACCTGCGGGCCCCGTCAACGCTTTAATAAATTCTGTTCCAACTGCATCTTTCTTTTCGTTTTCACTTGCCTCGGGGTCTTCAAGTATTGTTTTAATTGCACTATTTAAAAATATACCTTCAACAACACCACCTATAACAGGTACTCTTTTTAGTACACTAGGAAATTGTTTTGCGATGCCTTTAGTAGCATCTTTAATTTTATTCATTGGATTTAACCTAGAAAAAAATCCACCTTTTGGCTTTGGTGCATCTACCACTGATGAGCCCGGTGCATTAGTAATGTTCTTTATTGTGTTAGAAGAAGCGTTTGCACCAGCTTGACCAGCATTGCTAATTGTTTGAGCTGGGCCTGTAAGAGTGGGTTGTTTTAATGATGGTACACTAGTAGAAGCTTTCTTTCCGCTAAAAGGATTGAGCCTACTAAATAAACCTTTACCTTTATTAACTAAATTTTTACCAAGCTTGGAGCCTAAGAGTTTTTTGCCGCCGAGAGCGGCGAGTATCGTTCCTCCGTACTCATTAATTATTTCACTGATAAGCCCTTCGCCTTTTTTATTTTCTGCACCTTTACCAAGATCACTACCTTCAATATCTTCTAATGAATCTGCAATATCTTGAAACGTTTTATCACGTTCTTTTTCTGTTTCAGCTTTCTTAAGGTCATTACCAGTTAGAACTTTTACCAATGAACTAGTGTTTTCCTTAACTGCTTCAACAATTGCGTTATTTGATTCAACAATATCTCCAGAAAATAAATTGTTAGTGTCAAATCCACCTGGTCCTGGCTGAGCTTCAATTTGCTCTGGTATCTTAGGAAAAAATTTGTCTTTTAATCCTTGTACTTTATCTGTTACAGATGATACAGCACCAGCTACTTTTTCTTTTACTACAGCTCTTCTGAATGGAATTCCCTTTTGGCCTTTGTCTTTACCAAACACATCTCTAGCAAGATTTATAGCGCCTTTGCCAAGCTTCTTTACACCGCCAAATATCATTTTGAATGGCTTAGAAACAGCTTTAAATGTATCGACAACATTCTTAACGCCATCACGAGCAAATTGACCAATACCACGTTGTGTAACGATAGCTGCCAGAAAAAAGTCTTGAACCATATTTGCAAAGAAGCCTCTATCTCCCCCGCCAGACGCCCCGCCTTTTCCTTTTCGTCTTGATCCTCGTCCACCTGTGGCAGCATTTTTAATATTGTCTGAAATAGACTTAAAAATACCTTTTTGTTCTTTGCCTTGTTCTAATTTTAATAAATCTTGGTTCTGTTCACGATTTGTATCAACAGAAACATTTTGATTTAAATCTTCGATACCTTGAAGTATTTGTTCAAGTAATTCAGTTTGGCGCTTGGTTTCATTTTTACTAAAGATATTTTTAAAACCTTCTGATACATTTTTAAATGACTTAAAAGGTGTCATTACAGCATCACCAATATCTTCAATAGTGTCTCCAATAAATTTACCAGGTGCAGCTAGTGTTTCCTTTATTTTTCTAAAAGGAGATGTTACTGAATCTTTTACATCATCAATTGTTTTCTTGATGCCTCCGGCAAAACCGCCTCGCGCTTGTTGGCTAAGCTGTTTATTGGTTTTTTTCAGCTCTGCAACTAAAGCTTGAAAATCTTCATTGGTTATTGGTTCACTCATGCGTATTGAATTCTCTTTTGACTTTGGTTTTGTCTTTGTATTCTTTCGTTTTCTTCTTTAATATGTTCTTGTAATAATGAAACGTAAATCTGCCTTTCCCACGGTAGCATATCACCTAATTCTGTTAAACTATACTTATGATGTTGGGCCATTGCAAAATTTGTTTGATAATGATTCAACAATGATTCATGCGAAAGGCCGATTAGAAAAAAGATGCAATTCCTTTCATTTCAACTTTGTTTTTGTGTTTATCATGCTTACATGTAAATTCTATCGTGTGTTTTAGTTCTGGTTGATTAGAAATATATTGTTGAATTGCTTCAAGATTCTCATGTGACATAGAATCAATAAATTGTACAACTTCTTTTTCTGTTACATCATTTACACTATAAACGTTATCTTCGTCAAAGATTGTATCAATCGATTGAATAATTGCGTGATTAAAGATTTCTTCATCAGTACCTTTAATCTTTTGTGATGATTTCAATGTAAGTGGTTTAAGTGTAAGACCAACTGTATCATTTAACTTAATAGTTGAATCTACTTTTTTCTTTGGATACACAACTTCGATTTTAGTAAGGTCTACACTTACTTCAGTGTATTCTCCACACTTTTCGCATTTAAGATTAAGTGTGCTTTCTTCACCGATACTTTTAATTCTTAATTGAAGAAAAAGATATTCAATGTCGTATAATGTGCAGTCATCTGCCTTAACTTTATTGAACGTGCAAGCGGTTACAATGTCTTTCATTGCGTTAAGAATCTGAGTTTCATCTTCAGACTCTTGTGCTATCATAAGTAACTTTTCTTCTTTAACAAGAAAAGGACGGTATTCTACTTCTTTACCTGTCGAAGGTATAGTAGTTATGTATTTTGTTGATTCTAGTGTTGGTAGTGGCATAATATTTTAATAATTTAAAGTTTATTGGGCACTCCCAGGTCGTGTGGCAGTGACTCCAAATATTCTCGCTATTCTATTTATCTGATTTACTTTAGGTGGTAAAAATGGAATAATAGTAGGTATGATACGTCTCTTTTGTTTAACGTCATTCTTATTTGGCAAAGGTCCACCACTTGGCTTTCTATTCTGTTTAACGTCTGCCTTATTAGGAAATGGGCCAATTCCAACGGGCGGTGCACCCGCGGCCAAGCGCGGTGGGTCTAAACCGTAGTCTTTGTAGTTGTTCGGTATATCATCTTGATTATTAGCATAATTTGCGTTACGCTTAATTGGCACAGGTTGTGGTAGAGTTGATTCAGTGTTGTTCTGACCGACCTCGTTAGTTTTAGCTTCTACAAAATCAAAGTACGTCATTGTAACACTAAGCTTTTGAATAGAATCTGTAGTTGTTTGATTCAAATCTATGTTTTGCACAGACACCGGATAAGCATCTCGTAATCCACATGAATACACTTTATTGTCTTGCTCATCAAGTTGGTGAATAACAATAGGAGTAGCGTATTCATTTTTAAAACCGACTTCGTATGTTTCTCTGTTAACAATCGCATTCGTCCATCTAGTGAATATATCTCTTATAAAATAGTCGTTTGTAATGTTAAACACAAATGTAATGTCTTCGTTCTGATAACCATTTGGTTTTTTGTGCGTATGACGTGTTGAAGTATAATCGAGTGTTAACATCTGACGACCAGGTAAAGACGTACTCTCACAGAACAAATCAAAATCTCTTGATTCTTCAGGTGTAAGAATATTTTGGATGACAGGAAATTGTATCATAAACCTATTTGGGTGTGCAAACCCGCTTCGATCTTGAACTGCTGATTTTAATTTGTCTATATACTGCATTATATCATTGCTCTTGATTTTTTCCAAACTGATTGTCTTGAGTTCTTAACAAACTTATCAGTTGGAAGAAAGAGCGCAACTTCCCATTCGGTAGCTGGTACTTCTGTTATTCTTGATTCAACTTGGCTTGTAAGATATCTTTTAAAACACGGTTTAAAAAGTTCTAATTTTGATGATGCTCTTAAAAAATTATATGTTAAACGAAACCTCGTACTTTCGTCATATTTTTTATTATTTGTAAACTCTGATAGTCTATCAAAAAACTTTGCTCTTAAAATTGGTGGTAAATAGTGTAAATTTAAACCAGTAAATCCACCTTTTTCTTTTCCAACCATAACAATTAGAGGAAAACGATCATAGTAAGGTAATGTATCTTTTGTTTTGGGATCATAAAAATACATATACATTCGGCCTATTAAAGGCTTTTCGACTTTTTTAAGTAAAGGGTCTTTGAGTATTTGATTATTATTGATTCGTGACACACTTTTCAATCTTCGTTTAAACCATTCGAGCGAGTCTTTTGACCTGGGTTGTACACCAGCACGAAACGCGTCGGTTTCTAGTTTTTGAAAATAGGATGTTGCCATTATACTATTTATATCAAGTTAGCAACTTAATTCCTAATCCTTTGATAGTATCTTCGGTCCATACTTGAAATGTCCAACCTTTATCTAAGCAATAATCATTTGCTGCTTCCCACTTAGATTGATTCTTTATGTATGTCATTACCTCACGAAGGTACTTCTGTGACTTACGAGTGGGCCTCTTAGGCTCCTTTGTCTCTTTCTTAGGTTTGATCTCAATTAAATACTCATTACCGTTACTCATTGTCAAACGTAAATCTGGAAAATATCGATGTAAACGATTATCAGTCTTACAACGATACGGAACGATTACTTCTTCACTCGACCATTTTAAAATATCGGGGTTTTCATCACACCATTTAAATACTTGACGTTCCCACAGAGAACGAAATATACATTTTGTATGGTCACCATTATATTTACTAGTGTTTTTTACTTTGTATTTTCCTTTGTATGCCATTCTTATAAATACTTATATGAGTACAACTATTTCTGATACAGATGATTTAATATTTCCTGCAAAGCTTAATACAACAGAAACTGGCCATGGATCACTAAACTCTATTGCTGTATTTCAAGGCTTATTAGATCACGGGGGTGGTAAATCTGCAATGGTAGGTAGATATACTATTTATCTTCCTGCACCGACTGGTTTAAGTGTAAGTGATCAAGCAACGTTTAATACAACTGATTTTGGTGTATTCGGTGCAGAAAAAAAGATGGGTCAAGTACTCAAAACAGCAGGGATCGGTCTCGCCAAGAAAGGAGTAGCAGCAATAACTCCTGGCTTTACTGCCGAACAAGGATTTAAAACAGTAGGTACAATAATAAACCCTAATACAAATACTACATTTTCTGGAAATGGTGTTCGCTCATTTAACTTTTCATATAAATTTGTGCCAGAATCAGAAGAAGAAACTAACACAATAAAAAGAATAATTCGAAGATTTAAAGGCTTGTCATACGCAGGATTCACACGTGATCAAACAGGTGTATCAGACCCAGCCACATTATTATTGTCCTATCCATGTAAGTGGGAAATTAAGTTTTTAAAAACTGCAGAAGGCGGAGCACTATATGAAAATCAATTTATGCCAAAGCTTTTTGAATGCTATCTTACTACGGTTGAAACAAACTATAATCCTAATGCAAATATTTTCTTTAATAACGCTGCACCGGTAGAAATTGACTTGTCTGTTACTTTTCAAGAAACACGAGCTCTTACAAGAAATGATATTGACGAGTTAGAAAATGAACTAGATGAAGAGGGAAACTTTAACACATTCCAAAACCCAGGTGGCTTAAACTCAGATGTCTACCTTGGCAACCCGCCTGATATATCAAATCTAGCCTAATTAAAAATGTCTTTTTTTACACAATTTCCTCGCGCTTTATACGACCTCAAACTTGATGGTGATTTGAGTCAAATCACTGATATCTTTCGTAATGTTGATGTAAATGAAAAGCTTATAGATGGCTATGTTAATTACACACTTGAAAGAGTTGAATCAGGTGAAAGACCAGATCAAATGTCTCAAAGACTATATAATTCTTCTGATTATTACTGGACATTTTTTATTGCAAATGATTTCTTAAAAGCCGGCATTGACGCATGGCCAAAAGGTCAACAACACTTAGAAGAGTTTATTAAAGATACATATAGTCCTTATTCTGTTTTAACAGTATCTGCTGAAACTCTTCGCGAGATTTGCGGAATGACATCACCATTAACAGAAACAATCACACTTGGTTCTGATTCTGGTATAAAGATTCATAAGATTGATGAGACACGTCAACAAATTTGGCTTGTTGGTAATTATTCTATTTTAAATAATGTAGAGCAAGAAGCATTTGCTATTACTGGTTATGACCCTTCGCCTGAAGTATTTGCAGGTAATAACTTATTTGCTTTAGATGGTTTTGCTAATGCAGAAAACGCACCTTATAGTTATAATGTTTTTGACTCAACATCTGGTGACATCATTCGAACAACTGATTTTACTTCTTATGCGAAATACCATCAAAATGAAGATGACGAACGGTCTCTAATTAAAGTTATTCAGCCCGCCTTGATTGATAATTTTGTTGATGAATATAAAAATTTGATTAATGAATAGTGTACCTAAAAATTTTGGAAAAGGCACAGACGCTTTTGTGCCATCTTCAATTAGTCTTAAGTCAGTGCTTATTACGAATCACAAAGGTGAATCGTTTAATATTAGTCCAATCGTATCAGGTTTTTCGATTACAGAAAGCATTTATAGTACATCTTTAATTATATCAATTACAGTCGTCGACGCTAGTAACACTATTGAAACCATACAAATTATTGGGCAAGAAAAGATTTCTTTTGTTATAACACGAAATAAACATGAAGACGGCGCAGAAGAAGACATTCAATTAGATTTAACTATCACTGATATACCAAAATATTCGCGTAGTGATAATGAATACGTTCAATCATATGTTATATCAGCAGTCGCTTCATTCTCGGTAGTTGACAAAACACTTAAGATATCTCGTTCTTATAATAACAACACAATTGATGAGATTAAAAAAATATTAAACACTGATTTAAGTGTTACAAATTTAGTTGAAAAGGGCTCTGGTATTTCTCGTGCTAGAGGACTTTTAAGATGGCAACATCCTCTTCAAGCAATTGAACACTTTAGAAAAAATTCTTTCAATGATGTGGGATCGCCTTTTTATGTTTTTCAGCGATTGACTGGCCAAGTAGTAATAGCTGCGCAATCCGATTTAGTAGCAGAAGAAGTTTATGAAACGTATTTTGATGGAAAACAATTTACTGGGAAAGCACTGACAAAAGATGACTACATTCAAAGAAGAACTAGAATAATTTCCTGTGACTCAAACTTAAAATTTGGAAAGCCTTTTAATTCAGTGGCTGGTGCTTATGCGTCAGAAAACAACTACTTAGATTACGGTAATAAAACATATACAAAATTAGATTTTACATATAATGATTTCCCACTCGGTAATACGTTGAATCAAAACTCATCTCTTTCAACTACTGCAGAAATAGATTACTCAACTACTTTTAAAGCACATTGCGAATATATTTCAACAAATGAATTTGCATTCGAAGGCGCTACAAAGAATAATAACAACCTAAGAAAAGAAAATGGTCATGTTGTGAGATCATTTAGTGAAAATCTTGATGCAACTACACATGATGTAGAACTATTCGGAGATTCATTTTTAAATGCAGGTCGAGTTGTTGAATTAAAGTTTCCAAAATCGCAAGACCCCTTAACCAGAGATACATCACAGGCAGAAAAATATGATGATAATTTAAGTGGTAAATACTTAATTATATCTGCAGTACATACATCAAAAGACGGAGAATACTTTACTAATGTGAGAGTTAAAAAAGATTCAATGTCAGTTACGTTATGATTGAAAATTTTATAGGACAAACATTTGCTTGGTTTACAGGCGTTATCGAAGACATTAACGATCCAAAAGAAATGGGCCGTGTACGTGTACGATGTTATGGATACCATAATGCAGATAAAGTAGAAATACCAACAGAAGAATTACCATGGGCGACACCTATGGTGCCGGTAACATCAGCGTCTATGACAGAAGTTGGTCAATCCGCAACAGGATTACTTCATGGCTCATGGGTTGTTGGATTCTTTCGTGATGGACCAAATGCTCAAGACCCTATTGTTCTTGGCAGTATACCCTCTATTTCATCTGCAGTAAACTATGAAAAAGGATTTACTGACCCTGACCAAAGATACCCCGCCGCAAATAAATTAGATATTTCAGAAACACCTTTAGCAGCTAAGACTTTAGAAAACGGGTATAAATCTGCTTTTCCTTATTTGAAGAAAGTAGAATTGAGAGATGAACACGATATTGTTCCAACAGCAAATGCAGTACATGAGCATAATTGGGCCTTTCCACCAATTGACGATGTTGTTGCTCCAATGTACCCGAAGAATCACGTTATTTCATATGAGAAAGCGAATGATGAAGAAGAAAACGCTCACACTATAGAAGTTGACGTTACACCTGGTCAAGAAAGAATCTCAACGATTCATAGAACAGGTACGTATAGAGAAATTACACCAGTTGGAGATGAAACAAGTGTTATTGTTGGTAATGATTTTCAGGTTGTTGTCAAAAATCAAAATGTAAATGTCATAGGAAATTGTAATCTTACAGTTGATGCTAATTGTTCAACATACATTAAAGGTAATTGGAATATTCAGGTTGATGGTAATGTAATAAAAAGAGTTAAAGGTTTTGAGGATATCATAATCGGTTCATTCCAAAAAGAAGCAATTGGATCAACTCTTAATCAAACAACTGGTGGAACTTGTACAGAAGCTTATGGTGGAAATCAAACAACAACAGCACCAAATATCTTCCTTAATTAGTATAAATAGTTACTATGGCTGGACTATCAGATTCAAATACAAATGTAAAAGCAACCACAGTTGCGTTTAGTTCTTTGTACACTGATATATCTTTAGCATTTAAAGAACACCCAGTTAAAAAAGATATTCTTCCTTTAAAAGATTTAGATGCAGTTAAGCAATCTATTAAAAATTTAATATTAACAAATCAAGGTGAAAGACCTTTTCAAATGGGTATCGGTGGTAATGTTACACGTTATTTATTTGAACCAGTCACACCCTTTGTTGCATTTTCTTTACAAGAGGAAATAATAAAAACAATTCGTAGGCATGAACCAAGAGTTAGAAACACACAAGTAAAAGTAATCGCTGATATTGATAGAAACTTATTCAACGTTACAATTTCGTTTCTTGTACAAGCCTCAAACACACAAGAAGAAATTTCATTCGCACTTGAAAGATTACGATAATGGCAAAACAATTAAAAACTACAGAACTTGATTTTGATAAAATCAAAGATAATATTAAAACCTTTTTCAAAAGGACTGATTCGCCATTTAAAGATTTGGACTTTGACGGCTCTGGTTTAAATCAGATACTAGACATTCTTGCTTATAATACACATTACAATGCTGTTAATGCTCACATGTCAGTAAATGAGTCTTTCTTGGACACGGCACAGATTCGATCTAATGTAGTTTCTCATGCTAAGCTAATTGGTTATGTTCCGCAAAGTCGACTAGCTTCTACTGCTTCTCTTAACCTTCGCCTCGATGCGGGTGGTCAGACCGCTGCACTAAGTATACCTGAAGGTACTTCTTTTACTGGTAAAGTAGATGGCGTAACATACACATTTAAAACTACAAGTGATTCAGCTAATGTTTTGCCAGTAAATGGAGAATATGTTTTTAATGGTGTAACTGTAAGAGAAGGTACATCTAAAACAAAAAGATTTGTATATAATAATTTAATCAATCAGCAATTTATTATTGATGATAAAGACATTGATAAAACAAGCCTTGTAGTAAGAGTTAAAGAAAATGAATCAGCATTAGATTCAACTGCCCGAACATATAGTCTATTTGCAATTGGTGATGATGTGCAAAGTACTTCGGAAGTGTACTACATATATGAAAACTATGAAGGTTTTTATCAGATCGAATTTGGTGATGATGTTCTCGGTAAAAAGCCATCTCCAGGCGCTGTAATTATATGCGAATATGTTTCGACGCAAGGTGAAGCAGCAAACGATATAAATGTTTTCTCTTTTGGTACGTATGGAGGCGATTTCCCTATTGATGATATTAAAACAATAGAAACCGCATCTAAATCTGCTTTTGGCGCAGAAAGAAATACTATTGAAAATATTAAGTTCAATGCTCCAATTTCTTTTATCTCTAAAAATAGAGCAGTTACAACAAACGACTATACCGCATTAATAAACGAACGATTTGGTAATATTATTCAAGACATATTGGTGTTCGGTGGTCAAGACACTACGCCGCCTCAATACGGTAAAGTGTTTATTGCTATAAAACCCAAAGGTGATGAAGACGTACTAACAGACCTACAGAAATCACAGATAACAGACTTCTTGAAAAATAAAAAGATTATAGCTATTGATACTGAAGTGGTTGACCCCGACATTACATTTGTATTCTTTAATCTATCGGTTAAGTTTGATAAAAATAAAACAGGTTTAAGCGAAAACCAACTTGCATCAAGAGCTGAAACCGCGATAGTAACATTTAATAATTCATTTGAAGAATTTAATAATGATTTTAGATACTCAACATTTCTGAAAGCCGTTGATGAAACTGATGTATCTGTTTTAAATTCATTAGCACAGGTTTTCTGTTACAAGAAATTTAACATTGCTAAAGATAATACACAAGTTAGTAACGTTAATTTTAGGTTTAATATGTTTGGTGACGCTGGTCAAACACAATCATTTATTTCTACAACCACTTGGGAATTTAATTCTCTTCGTTATGAATTAGAAGACAGACCAATTGCTAATGACACAACTAAACGCCGTCTGAAGCTAATAAGAATTACTAATAGTAATGAAAGAATTGCAACAGAGTTCGAAGCTGGTTTCTTATATCCTGCAACAGGTTTATTAGAGATTAATCCTCTTCCAACAGATGCTGATTCAACAATTGAAATTACTGCAACACCAAGGTCTTATAATATTTCAAGTTCTGAGAACAATATATTATCACTTGATTTAAATAAAACAAATATTCAAGTAACAGATAAAGATATAATAACAAGTGATAATATTATACGAGCTAAAGCTATAGCTGAACAAGAAGATGCTGCTCAAGTTACGGACACATCATCGACAACAATAACTGGTGGTAATAGTGTTTCTACGGTAAGTGCTGGCTCAGCGTCATCTTCATCTGCAGCTTCGTCAACTACTACTACTACAACTACTACTACTACTACTACTACACCTACGGGCGGCGGATATAATTAATGGATAATAATCACGAGAAAAGCAGAGTCAATAGTCTGCTGCCAGAGTTTTTAAAAGGAACTTCTACTGGAATAGTAAAATTCTTAAAAGAATATTATGAAAATGAATATGACAGCGAATTTTTTAAATCTAGGACAGAAAACGAAGAGTATGTAGATGTTGCTTCTTCTCTTATATCTGGTATTACAGAAAATAGAGATTTAGATCGAGTAAGTGAAGCAACTTTTATTGAAGAGTTGTCACAGACTGTAGCAAAGAATATTCCAGCTTCGAGTGTTGTAACTAGAAAATTTCTTATTAAACGCTTAGTTGATTACTACGATGCTCGTGGTAATATTCAAATGATTGATGCGTTCTTTAGGCTTTTCTTTAATAAGAATGTTACGTTATTTGAGCCTTGGACAAAAGTATTGATACCTTCGAGTGGAGGTTATAACGAAAATCTTTTTATAAGAACATTTAATAATACTGGTAATGATGCTCAGGGTGCAGTAACAAAACGAATTTCACAGAAAACAGTCGGTGGTAGTATCATAGCCGAAGCGCTTGTGTCTTCTGTTACTAAAGAAACGTATGATGAAACAATCACAACGTTCAATCTGCAAAAAAATACTTTAATTGGAAATTTTCTTCCAAACTTTGATATTGAAGATGAAGATGGTAACAAATATGGAAAGCCTTATAGAACACTTAAATCATTTAATATTATTCATGGTGGATCAAACTATAGTGTTGGTGATTTAGTTTTTATACCAGAATTTTTAGATGCTACATTCTATGCTCGGGTTGATTCAGTTGATGATGGAAAAGTAACAAAATTACGTATTATTTCATACGGTTCTGGTAATACAGTAGATAGTAATGTGTCTCCAGCGATAAGAGATTTTATGGATGCTAGTTCGACAGATATGATGCATTATTATGAGACGTGCTTAGGTACAGATGGAAATGGTACCATATCAAAGAAAGTAACTACTATAACTATAAGTAATGCAGCTTCGGCTGTCTTTAACGGAACGTGGATTAAAACAATCGTGGAAGGTCAAACACGATATATTCAAGGCGGCGGAAGTAGATATATCTTTTTTAATACTGCAACAAATAAATGGTCTCTTCAAAATGGTGCATCGATTATAGATACTTTACCAACTGCAATCACTGAAGCTGATGGTTTTTGGTCTGCAGTTGATTCTCCTGGTAGCGATTGGGAATCTTCTTATCTTGTTGGTTCTACATATGAAGAAAGGCTTAATGTTTCTATTCCCGCAGGATTAAAAACTACATTAAATTTTGACTTATTAATAGATGAAGGCGGTCGATACAGAGATGAAAAGGGTAGACTCTCAGATGATATAGTACTTCAAGATTCTAATTTCTTTCAAAAGTTT